ACTGCTACCACAGAATTTGCTGTTCAAATGGAAACATTGGCTAGACAGAATTTACCAGGATATGCTCAGTTAATAGCAACCGGCACTGAAACTGCCAAGGGAGTTCTTAGTACTGCGTTGGCTGAAGCTAAAAAAATAGGCGAAAAAGGCCTCAAAACCTACGCCGAAGAAAAAATGACTGAAATGAAAAATCAGATGCTCGAAGCTGTAGAACAAATGAAAAGATTCTTCACAAACGAATTTTTACCTAAATTAAGAGAAACATTAATAAGTGCTTTGCCATCTTGGTTACGGCCCGGTGAGCGTAGGACCAACGCACCCGATATTAGAGACAGTGGAGCCGATGGTGGAAGTGGACAAGCGGGTTCAATTCCGGGTGCAGCTCGGGGAAATATTTTAACTGGACCAAAAACTGGATATGCAGCTCTTTTACACGGTGCCGAAGCAGTAGTTCCCTTGCCCGATGGAAGAAGTATTCCTGTTAATTTAGCAGCAACAGTGGATCTTGCTAGTTCTGTAAATTTAACTCAACTTGAAGAATTAGCTGCCAAACAATTACAAATAAGCGAAACACTAGTTTCGGTAATGTCTCAAATCGGCACGATCTTACAAGAACACAGAGATATTAGTAGAGATATCTACGATGTAACAGCCTAACCATAAATAACTGATATTTAGGAAATAAAACGTGGCTTCTTGGAAAAAATACTTTAAATCGCAACCTAATACCGCAGGTTCAGTTAGTCCAATTAGCGGTCGAGAAAGCTATCAACCAGTATTTAGAAACTATCAAACTAACTTACCCGATGTCTATATTGGTCATCCCAATCGTATTGAACGCTATAATCAATATGAGGGAATGGATATGGATTCGGAAATTAACTCAGCATTGGATATTCTGGCCGAATTTTGCACACAGCTTGACCCAAAGTCTAAACGTGTGTTTGAAGTTGACTACGTAGAAGAACCCACTGACAATGAAGTTAATATCATTAAAGAACAATTGAATCAATGGATTAAGTTAAACAAACTTGATCAAAGATTGTTTAAAATGGTACGCAATACTTTAAAGTATGGCGATCAAATGTTTATTCGCGACCCCGAAACGTTTGAAATGCATTGGATAGATATGTCCAAGGTAGTCAAAATTATTGTAAACGAAAGCGAGGGCAAAGAACTAGAACAATATATTGTTAAAGATATCAGCCCAAATTTTCAAAATTTAACTGCAACCAAAGTAGCAGTTAGCGATACTTATATTAATCGTCCTCAAATTGGTGGTCCCAGCGGTGCTTACGTTCAGCCACAGGTTCCTTATTCGGGCGGCAGTCGCTTCGGAAGAGATCAAAACGAATACGCAATTGAAGCACAACATATTGTACATTTGAGCCTAACTGAAGGGCTGGATATTACTTGGCCATTTGGTACCAGTGTACTGGAAAGTGTTTTTAAGGTCTTCAAACAGAAAGAACTAATTGAAGATGCTATCATTATCTATCGTGTTCAACGTGCCCCAGAACGACGTATATTCAAAATTGACGTAGGAAACATGCCTCCACACATGGCTATGGCCTATGTAGAGCGTATCAAGAACGAAATACATCAGCGTAGAATACCCACAGTGACTGGTGGTGGTGTTAACATGATGGATGCTACTTATAATCCGTTAAGTACACTTGAGGACTTTTTCTTCCCAGTTACAGCAGAAGGTCGTGGTAGTAGTGTTGATACATTGCAAGGCGGTAGCAATGTAGGTGAGATTACAGATTTACGATTCTTCACTAATAAACTTTTCCGTGGATTACGTATACCTAGCAGTTACTTGCCGCAAGACGTCGAAGACGGAAGTCAAAGTTATAATGATGGCCGTGTTGGTACAGCATTGATTCAGGAATGGCGTTTTAATCAGTATTGTAAACGATTACAAAGCACTATTATTGAAAATTTAGATAAAGAATTCAAAATGTTTATGCGTTGGCGTGGTATAAACATTGATGGCAGTTTGTTTAATTTAAAATTCAATGAGCCACAAAACTTTGCAAAATATCGTCAAGCAGAAGTTGACGGTGTTAGAATTAATACTTTTGGTCAAATTGAGCAGTTGCCTTATATGAGCAAACGATTTATGATGCAACGTTATCTAGGATTAACTGAGGAAGAAATTGCTGAAAACGAGCGTTTGTGGAGAGAAGAAAAAGGCGACAAGGAAACCAGTGAGTCTGATGTTGGACTAAGAGCTGCAGGAATAACACCCGGTGGTATAGAATCTGACATGGGTGCAATGGCTCCTCCTCCTGGGCCCGAAGAAGCACCGCCTGGCGGCGAAGTAGCTCCTCCGGCTGGTGAAGTTTCTCCTGTTGGTGGGCCTGGTGCAGCACCGGCTGCTCCTGTGGCACCCGCTCCGGTTGTGTAAAAGATATAAATATCTATATGAACCTATTTGAAATGTTTTCGGTCATGCCAGATGGATATCAAACACCAGCTGAGGATCATTCTGTGGCTAAAAAATCAGATACTCGTAAAACAAGATTGACACTGAGACAGATCAATAAATTAAGAATAATGAATGATATTCGTAGAATTGAGCACGAAAAAGACATCGAAAAAGCAGTAAAACAATATGGAGCACAGCCTGCAGAAGGTGGCGGTGCACCGCCGCTAGTCTAAAAAAACCTCATTTTCGCAAAAAATGCCGCTTAAAGCGGTATTTTTTTATGATTACATTAAATAAATTTAATATTTGAAGGAGTTCTTTATGAACAAGTACGAAAAGCTAATAGAATATATCATTTCCGAGCAGGAAGATCTTGCTCGTGAATTGTTTCACGAAATCGTGGTTGAGAAAAGTCGCAGTATCTATGAAAGCCTAATTGAAAACGATCCAGAAATGGAAGGTGAAATGGGCGGAATGGGTAAAGTCGATGAGCTCATGCACGATGTCGAAGCCGACGAAGGTGTACTCGAAGCCGACGACGAAATGCCAATGGATATGGGCAGCGACGATGAAATGGGCGGTGACGACATGGGCGACGATATGGGCGATGTTGACCTTGACGACATGGGCGGTGACGAGGAAATGGGCGGTGACGAGGAAATGGGCGGTGACGAGGATCTCGAAGATCGCGTTATGGACCTTGAGTCGGCACTCGACGATCTTAAAGCCGAATTTGATAAAATGATGGCTGGCGAAGAAGCCGGCGAAGAAGACAGCGGCGAAGAAGAACTCGAAAGCGAAGAAGACAGCGAAGAAGACGAAGAACAAGCCAACGAAGGCATGGTTCGTGAGTACGTCGAAAAAGTAGCTGCTCCTGCTTCCGGAGAAGGCCACGAAGTTGGTGCTGGAAAATCAGCAGCAATCAACAAATCTTCACCTGCACTACAGAAAGCCAACAATATGGGCGGAAAAAGATTTGACTTAGGTAAAGGTGCCGAGTCTGCACCCGATGGACAGCGTCCTCATAGCACTGTTAAAGCACCTCAGGAAATCGACGTAGCCAAGAAGAATGTCAATAAGCCGGGTGGCAACAAAGGTGCTCAGGATTTTTACGGTACAAAAGCCAAAGCTAAAGCTGGCGAAGAAGGTAGCGTAAACAAGAAAAGCATTGAATCCGGTAACTAAGGAAAACAAATAATGTTAATGTTACGAGAAAGCCTCAGTTTCGATCAAGCTCGTATTCTTGTAGAAGAAAACGAAAAAGACAAGTCTCTTTATATGGAAGGGATTTGTCTACAAGGCGGGATTGAGAACGGCAACGGTAGAATATACTCTGTTGAAGAAATCTCTCGAGCAGTTAACAATGTTGCTAAACAAATCAAAGATGGTCATAGCATTCTGGGTGAGTTAGATCACCCAGATGACCTCAAAGTCAATCTAGACCGTGTTAGTCATATGATCACTAACATGTGGATGGATGGGCCTAATGGGTTTGGCAAACTAAAGATACTACCTACTCCTATGGGAAATCTAGTTAGCACCATGTTAAAAAGTGGTGTAAAGCTAGGTGTAAGCAGCAGGGGCAGTGGTAATGTTGATGATTCAACAGGAAAGGTAACTGATTTTGATATGGTTACCATTGATGTAGTTGCACAGCCCAGTGCACCAAACGCTTATCCTCGTGCAGTATATGAGGGATTAATGAATATGCGTTATGGACACCGTGTGCTCGACATTGCTCGAGATGCTGCAACCGATCAAAAAGTTCAACAGCATCTGAAAAAGGCTTTAACGGGCCTTATCAAAGATCTAAAAATATAGGAGATAGGCGATGTTTGATGCTATCAAATCACTGATGGAAAGTGGTGTGATCAACGAGGAAACACGCACTGCTATTAGCGAAGCTTGGGAGTCTAAGTTAAACGAGGCTCGTGAGCAGATCAAAGCAGAGTTGCGTGAGGAGTTCGCAGGTCGTTACCAGCATGACAAGCAAGTGATGGTAGAAGCAATGGATCGTATGCTTACTGAAAGTCTCCAAAAAGAACTCGGTGAATTCCACGAAGATAAACAGGCACTAGCTCAAGACCGTGTTAAGTTCCAAAAACACATGGTCGAGAGTGCAAAGAAGTTTGATGCTTTTGTTACTAAAAAGCTAGCTGAAGAAATTCAGGAACTTCGTGCCGATCGTGAAAAATATCGTAATGCCATTGGTGTTATGGAAAAATTCGTTGTTAAGCAATTAGCCGAAGAAATTCAAGAGTTCAGTCAAGACAAACGTGCTCTAGTGGAAACTCGTGTACGTTTAATTTCTGAAGCAAAAACTAAACTTGAAAGCATTAAGAAAAACTTTATTGCTCAAGGTAGCCGTTTAGTTGCAGAAACAGTAGAGCAGGGTCTAAAAGGCGAAATTACTCAACTCAAAGAAGACATTCAGTTGGCCAGAGAGAATATGTTTGGTCGCAAACTGTTTGAAGCCTTTGCCAATGAGTTTGCTGTTACCCACTTGAATGAAAATAAGGAAATTCGTAAATTACGTACTCAACTCGAACAGCGTGAACAACAACTAACTGAGTCCCGTC